TATAAATTAAAATTTGAAAGTTTTAAGGTAATAGCAGAATGCAAAAAACAATAGCACTATTCATTAATCATCCGGAATGTAGTAAAGATTGCTGTGATGGTATGACGGAAGCATTAAAACAAGATTATATTATTAAGTTGTTTACCGTCAACGAATGCAATAGTGAAACATTATCATCAGTTGATATGGTGGCATTTCCCGGTGGTATTGGTGATGCTAGTTCGTATGATAAATTTTTTAGAAGAAAAGCACAAAATGCTGTAGCAGATTATGTGCAACAAGGTGGACGATATTTAGGAATATGCATGGGTGCATATTGGGCCGGAAGTTATTATTTTGATATACTTGATAATGTCGATACTGTACAATACATAAAACAACCAACTAGTGATATAAAACGATCTTATAGTACTGTTGCAACAGTTAACTGGAATAATCAAATTGAAAATATGTTTTTTTATGACGGGTGTGCATTAGTAGGTGATACTAGTAAATTTAAAACTATTTCAACTTATGCAAACGGAGATGCAATGGCTATTATACAAAATCGTATAGGGTTGATTGGGTGCCATCCTGAAAGCCAAGAATACTGGTACAAAGAACCTAGGCAATATATTAATAAACACTGGCATCAAGGCAAACATCATTCTTTACTATTAGAATTTGTCAATCAATTGATGGAACAATAATATGAAAACAATTTTAATCATTACAGATAATTTACCGGAGCAAATCAATGGCGTGGTTACCACATACAAAAATATTGAAGCGTGTGCGATTTTGGACAACCATCGTTTTGTTTACATTACTCCCGGGGACTTCGGCTACATTGATTGCCCTCGCTACAACGAAGTCAAGATTGCCTATCCCCGGAAGATGGGCAAGAAGATTAAGGAGATCAGTCCGGATTATATCCATATCGCCACAGAGGGTCCTATTGGTGTGTGGGCTAGAAAGTATCTTTCAAAACATTGTATTAGGCACAATACTGCTTATCATACTAAATTTCCTGAGGGGTTGAAAAAATTATTTGGCATTCCAGAAAAGTTTACATGGGCATTTGTTCGTTGGTTTCACAAGCATAGCGGTAAGGTGTTGACTACTACGGACAGTATGGTTCGTGAATTAAAGGCTCATAAATTTAAAGGTGAAATTATTTCATGGACTCGCGGGGTGAATCGTGAAATTTTCAATCCTTCATATAGAAAACACATAAGTAGACGATATCTATTATGTGTAAGTCGTGTTAGTAAAGAAAAGAATTTAGAAGATTTCTTCAATCTAAATTATCCTGGCTATCAAAAAATTATGGTAGGTGATGGTCCCATGTTAGAAATATACAAACAACAATATCCCAACGTTGACTTTGTGGGATTTAAAACAGGAACTGAATTGGCTGAATACTATGCTAATGCTGAAGTGTTTGTATTTCCTAGTCAATGGGAAACTTTTGGAATTGTTATGATTGAAGCCATGGCTTGTGGTACCCCGGTTGCGACATATCCCGTACAGGGGCCAGAAGATGTGATAGATGAGGGAATTACGGGTTGCATGAATAACGATTTAAAACAAGCGGTCAAAGATGCATTAATGTTAGATAGACATAAAGTTTGGGAAGGTAGTGGTCGATGGTCTTGGGAACATGCTTGGGAAATATTCAGAGACAATTTGATTTCTAGTAAAATTGAAAAAACATAATATATGTATAAATAACACTATGCTACAATTCATTAAAGACCTTTCACACACATTATTAGAGTTTATCAAAGATGACCCTGTTCGCCCCGAGATATCAAAGGATTTCCGTGTCAGCGATGGTAGAATGGTTGCGGCATTAACTGATGAAGAAAGTAATCCTGAAGCAATGGTATGTGTTAGCTTCCATGATTTTATTCCGGCAGATATTAAAGATTTAGATAAAACTGCACAGGTACCTACTACTGCTATATTCTATACTATATGGAGTTACAAGAGTGGCAAAGGTCAAGAGTTGTTGTTTAGGGCAGTGAAGGGGATACAAGAACAATACCCAAGTGTAACTAGGTTTGTAACTCTCAGTCCTAAAACTAATATGGCCCGCAGATTCCACCTAAAGAATGGCGCCATTGTTTTCCGTGAAAATCTAGACACTACAAACTACGAATATCCAGTAGTAAAAGAAGCTATCAAAACTGAAGAAAAGTAATACTCAAGTATTACATATTTTGTAGTAAAAAGTACTCATTTTTGAACACCGGTGCTTCAAAATCGATAGAGTTGTCCGGAGTGCATACTGACTCACAACTATAGGAATTATCCTAAGTTAGTACTAACTAACTTATACAATAGCCAAAATTTGACAATAAATGGGCTTTAGTATATAATTCATCTATGAACTCGAAAATCAACCGCAAACGCAGAACAGACCGTAATCAAGTTATCTATTACATCCAAGATGTACAGACACTTGAGTACTATGTTGGACTGACTGCTCTTTCATACAAAGGCAATGTGTTTTTGACACTACGCCGTCGTATGCAAAAACATATGCAACGTGCTATGACAGAAAACAAAAATTGGGGTCTGTCACGTGCTTTGCGTGAACGTGGTGCCGAGCGTTTTGTATTTGGAACTATTGAAGTTGTTCGAGGCAAGCGTCCTGCTCATGCACGTGAGACAGAATTAATCAATACAATGCAACCAGCATTGAACACATTTGGAGTAAAGTAATGGATATGATGCTTAAAGCAACAAGCTACGGTGAAGTTGGTATTGATACCGAAGCCAGTCCAGGCAACGGCAAATTCTACGCTAAGACATACGATGGCGAATTGGATTCTGTAGGTTTTGACACACTAGAGGAAGCATGGGCTGAGTTGGAGTATGTAGCCTGCGGTATTGTTGATGCGGAGTATGAAGAATGAACAATGTCACGGTCACATATTTAGGCAAAGAGTATTCAAACCCTTTGTTGACCGTTGAGGATTTGATTGATGACCGTGTTGTAAATTTAGCTAACTACGAATATTGGGTTCAAGGTTACCATCAGTGCTATACTGAAACCCGTCGATTCCATTTCTTAATCACCAAAAAAGAATTTGTAAAACTTAACAAACTTAAAGGGGTAAAATAATGAACGCACAAATTGAAAAATTAATTAACGATACAGTACAAATTTTGGATCGTGATCCTTTGAGTCAATCTGAGGACACTTATAGTATTCTACTAAAGTTTACGCAAGCCCTTGCTACTGAACTGGGTGAAATCGTAGTTGAAGATCCTGTCAAGGATGGTGTTCGCATGTACTTTGATGAAAAAATTGCCCGTTATGTAATTAAGAAAAGTGTAGGATTATAAAATGCAAGCATATATTAATTTGTGTATCGTAATGTTGCCCGTCATTGTGATGGGCCTAGCAATAATTTTAAAAGATGGATTTTAAAATGAGAGATGGATACGGAATATGTCCCGTATGTAACGGGACTTGCTATGTCAATTTGACAGAACAAGAAAAAACTTATTCTTGGAATAAAGATAAAACCAACCGCCCTTGTCACAATTGCGGTGGTCAATATATGTATAGTACTGCCAAAGGTGAAGTCAGATTAAATACTGATGGTGTGCCGTGTACGCATGAGTACACAAGTACCAATGATGGTCGTTGTTTAACAGGTTACACTTGCAAAAATTGCGGTGATCGTTATCAGATTGATTCCGGTGATTAAATGAATGACAAGGAACAAATTATACATGATATGTGTCTATCATATAGACATGATTATGGATTAAGAAAAAATAAAGATGATCCAACTTGGACAGCCGGAATGACGGAAGAAGATGCCAAAATGCTTTACAAAATTATGGAAAATCTGTATACTAATGATATTCAACCGCACTTACAGGAGTTTAAAAATGCATTTGATGAAAGTCAACGAAATAACAAATCATAGAATCAGTGAAGGCAGTGAGTATGGTTGGGACTGCTATCCCAACGCAAGGTATCTAGATTATGAAAGTGAATTTGCCTATGTGTCCGTAATTTATAGTACAGAGACACAGGAAATTTATGAGGCAGATGTGTCTATTAAAGTAGATGCTTGGTTTACTGAGGATAAGGACATGAGACCTTATCGTTGGCTAAATCCTGAATACAAAGATATCATGGTAACAGAGGCTAAAAAACGCAAAGTTAAATGGCGTAAGGCTTGGGATGATGTTAAGTGGATTGATCTGGAAGTAGAGGAAGACTTCTTAGAAAAGGCCAAAGCTATTTTCAATGGTGAATTGCATGATAAACGCATTCAGGTTCCTATTGATTTGGAAGATGATGTGATGCTGAAATTGTGCATGGAAGCACATAAACGTGATATTACACTAAATAATATGGTAGAAATTATTTTACAAGAGGTTGTGGACAAATACCGTGTCAACGGAACGCTTGAGTAAAACGTTATATTAATATAGGAGAAATACTATGAAAAAAATTCTAGTAGCATTATCACTTTTAGCATTGACTGGTTCAGCAATGGCTCAACACTATCATGGTCATGGCTTTCGTCATCATGGACACTATCGTGGTCCCGGATACGGATGGTGGGTAGCACCAGTAGTAGTTGGCGCAATCGGTTATGAACTTGGTCGTCAGCAAGTTATTGTACAGCAACAACCGGTGATTGTTCAACAACAGCCAGTGCAAACACAAACATGCACCGATTGGAAAGAAATTCAAGGAGCGGATGGTAAAGTGTATAGAGAACGGATTTGTAGTCAGTAACCAAAACGTTTGAAATTATATCGTTCATAGTGTACAATATGTTATGAACGATATTTTTTATGGAATTTTTTCTTGGATCAAAGATGACTTTAAGTCTAACCGAATTCGCTTTGTTATTGAGCTTCTTGCTTGGGCTATTAGTATTGGTTGCAGTGTTACTATGGCAGTCACAGTCCCCAATCCGCCGCTTCTTGCTCTTTATCCCGTTTGGATCCTTGGCTGTGCTTTGTATGCTTGGGCTAGTTGGACTAGGAAATCTTTTGGCATGTTGGCTAACTATATATTGCTAACTACTATCGATTCTATCGGCTTAATAAGAATGTTAATACAATGAAAACTTGGACAATCGAATTACAAGACGATCCCGAAACTGGTGATTGTATTTTAGAATTTCCACCTGACATGTTAGAAGAAACAGGTTGGAAAGAAGGTGATGTGCTACAATGGCATGATAACAAAGATGGATCATATACTATGACAAAGAAAGAAACACAATGGGTACTTGTTGAAGCAATAAGCACCTTCCGTGAACGATATATGGTTGAAGTACCGGTCGGTACTGACAACTATGGCAAAGATAAAAGTGAATGGGCGCTAGATACTGTCACTATGCAAGAAGCAAAAGAATTTAGTCAACAACATATTGGCGAACAAATCATTAGTCATCGTGTTCTTACTAAAGAAGAAGCCTTAGTTTTATGTGATGTAGATAATGACTATGGTAGTTCTTGGGATGAAGAAACAAAAATCAAAAACTTTTTTACAACTTGGAAAGACCAGGAAAAGAAATGAACATTACTACCGAGTGGACAGATAAAGATTGGGATAAATTAACTGAATGGTTAGGTGGAGTATTAAAAGTTACACCAGTCACAATTACATTTACTAAAAAAGATGGCACTGAGCGTGTGATGAAATGCACATTGGATCCAGAACTATTACCTAAGGTAGAACCTAAAATAGTTACCGAAGATAAAAAACCTCGAAAAGAAAGCACCACTTCAATGCGTGTTTTTGATTTAGAAAAAAATGAATGGAGAAGTTTTACTATTAAAAGTATCAAACATATCTCAGCAACATTAGGTGACACACAGGAAGAATACAATGGAAACATTACAGCACTATAAACAATATCTATCCATTGAAGGTAATTCTACCCGAAGCGAGTACTGGGGAGTATATTTAGCTACTTGGTTGATACTTGCTATTGTAACCATGCTATTTTTTGTGCTAACACTAACCGGTGCAATCGGGGTTGTGGTAGGGTCAATCATGTTGTTAGTTACTTCTGCTACACTTACATGGGCAATGCTGGCTACGTCAATTAGACGTTGCCGCGATGCGGGTATTAGTCCGTGGTTTACTTTAAGTTTTCTAGTACCGTACCTTAATTTTATTGTGTTCATTGTATTTGGTGTATTGAAGACCGACAACACGGATTGACAATAAATAGTATTTCTGCTATAATACTTGTATTATGAAAAAAGAAATACTATCTTTCACTGTTAAACAGCCCAAACACAGGGCCCATCGTGTTCTTTTCTGTGAGAACACACCGTTCAAACCTAAGGTTGTGCAAAGTAAGATTGTCTACAACCGTAAATCAAAACATCCAAAATTTGACAACAATTCCGATATCTGATACAATGCTTGTATTGAAACTAAAGGAATTATATGACTACGGAATTTAATAAAAATCTTCTTTGTAAGGATTGTAAGCATGCCGAGGCAAGTTTATTGGCCCGATTGACCAATATAAGTTATGGGTTTAAATGTACCATTCCTGAAAGTTGGAATGAACCAGAATACGATCCAGTAGTAGGGGAGACCGTGGCAGGTTTCTTTCATATTGCTAGAGTTATGCGTGGTAAATACCAAGAAGCATGTGGTCCGAATGCTAAAAAATGGGTGCCCTCAAGTACAAAAAAGGTCTTTTTGTACTTGAAAAAAGGTTGACATTAAATGGTTTTGGGTCTATAATAGAGTCTTATTCAGTCAAAAGGAGTTTTCAAAATGGAACGTCTTACAGAAATTCAGCAAGTAAATAAAGCAATTATGTTTGGTAACTTTTCAAATACCGAACTTGATTCTATCATCTCTGCAATTAAATTTGCCCGAGGTCAGATTGTCAAGCAAAACAAACGTGAAATGACAGTTGGTTCACAAGTGAAATTCACTAGTAGCCGTAGTGGTCAAACAATTCTAGGTACAGTTGAAAAGATCAACCGTAAATTTATCATTGTCCGTGAGACTGGTAAAGCATTCGGAAATTGGCGAGTCCCCGCTAACATGCTTGAAACTGTTTAAGGAGTAATTATGGAAAAAATTGTAGTTATTGTTGGTGCAGTTGTTCTAGGTCTTGTGGGCTTGCTGGCTCTCAGTTTCTTGTTGAGTTGGCCTGTGTACATGCTTTGGAATGGTTGCTTAGTTGGAGCCGTTGCAGGAGTCGGTGAAGTGTCCTGGTTGCAGGCATGGGGACTGACCGTATTGTGTGGCTTCTTGTTTAAATCTAATGTGAGTAAATCGTGATGAGTAAAATGGCAGACTTGTATGTAGAAATTGAAACCATGCTAGCGCAAGGTACACATCCGGCAACTATCTCTGCGGTACTAGACGTTCCGGTGGTTTTTGTCTATGATGTAGTAGAAAGCATTGAAGGCCAATCTGAAGAATTAAGCCCGTTCCAGACAATCAACTCCTAAAAAAGGTTGACAATAAATGGATTTGGGACTATAATAGAATCTTAAACAGTAAAGAAAAGGAAACAAAATGGCTTACATGAATCAAGAACGCAAAGCAAAGATTAATCAAGCACTTAAGCCTGTATTGGCTAAGTACAAAGTTAAAGGTTCACTGAGTGTCCGCAATCATTCTACCATCATGTTGACCCTCAAATCCGGTGCTATTGACTTTATTGGTAACAGCAACCGTGTTTGCGGCAATGACCACTATCAAGTGGCTCGTGGTTTCAAACCCACTACTAATGGTTACGATCAGGTGAATCCTTATCACTTCCAAAGTCACTATGATGGCAAGGCTAAAGAATTTTTGACTGAGGCATTCAAAGCACTGAAGTCGGCCGACTGGTATGATGAGTCGGATGCAATGACTGATTACTTCAACACTGCCTACTATGTTGATGTTAACATCGGCAAATGGGACAAGCATTATGAAGTTGAAGGTTCTTGGGACTCTGTAACTGTTTAAGGAATTGATATGAACAAGAAAGATAAAAAAATCTTTAATTTTATTATGTCGCTAAACGAATATCAATATGACGTTTGGTTGGAAACAATTAATGATGAATATGCAGACTATGCCAATCAATTATTTGAAATGGCACATGCTGACATAGATTCAAAAATGGTTACAGAATTTGATGACGCAAAATCGATTCTTGCACGGTTTAGATTGAAGGCATAATATGAACAGTTATTGGGTAATGGTAAAATATAAAGATGAACCGGGTGCTGGTTTCGGTCGTGTCTATCTTAATGCCGACAATCCTTTTCAGGCCATTCAAATGGCAAAATCAATGTATGGTCGGTTGCTGATGTCAGAATCAGTAAACATGGCTTAATCAAATAATGGGTAACACAATGGTTGACAACAAAACCCTTTTGTGTTATCATTATAACAGTGCTGAGTGATATCGGTACATTTTTTAAACTTAGCTTTTTTAAAGGAAACATAATGGCTAATTCTAATCAAACTTTCAAAGTCGCTGGTATTACTATTCACAATGGTAACGCTAAAGTTCGTTTCACTGATGACATGGTCCGTCGCATCAAGCAATTTACGAAAGGTGGCGCA